CACAGATGCCTTCGGAGAGCAGCTCCGTTGTGTCAAATGCAACCAATGGAATCGAGCCACCTAGAGACTACTTGTCCGTTAAGAAATCAAAGAAAGGGCCTCTTAAGCAGATTGTACCGTCTTATGGAAGTCTAAAGAATAACTACACACTACTGTGGGACATGCCTAGTAATGAAGGTTACATTAATGTCGTAGCAGTGATGCAGAAGTTCTTCGACCAAGCAATCAGTGGTAACTGGTCTTATAATCCAGAGCATTATCCTGATGGTGACGTACCTGTCTCTGTCATGGCAAATGATTTACTTACTACCTACAAGATGGGATGGAAGACCTCTTACTATCAGAATACATATGATGCTAAGAAGGATGTTGATGAGCCAGCACATCCAATAGGATGGCATGAGGAAAGGGGTAATGATATTAATGCATTAATAGATGAGTTGATGAATGCAGACCAAGAAGAATGTGAGGCATGTAATGTTTAGTAAAGAGTTAAAAGAAGGGACTAAGAAGTCCCACAACGCAGCAGAGAATACTAAGTTTGTATCTTCATTCCTTAAGGGAGTGTTGGATCCAGATGAGTATGCTAAGTTGCTTAGTAATTTCTACTACGTGTATCAAACGATGGAGGATTGTGTCAGTTCATCAACTGACCCCTATGTGAAGAACCTGCATCGGTGGAATGCTATACTATTCAGGACAGCTTTCATTAGCAGGGATCTTAGATACTACTATGGTCCTATGTGGAGGGAGCTTGCTAAACCTTCTGAAGCCTGTAACACATATTGTTATAGGATTCGTGAGGTAGCAGAGAATGATCCATACTTATTAATAGCACACCATTACACACGTTACATAGGTGACCTGTCTGGTGGTAAGATACTGAAAGGTATTGCTCAGAAGGCACTCACCCCACCTGTGGGTGAGGGTCTACACTTCTATGACTTCCCTCGTATTGACGATGCTAAGGCATGGAAGAATGAGTATAGGACAGTGCTTGATGGATTGGGATTCGATGAGCATCAAAGAATCAATCTAATAACTGAGGCAAACTATGCCTTCCGTCTTAACATGTATATGTTTGACGAGATACAAGGTGATGCTGGTAAATCAGCATGGAAAATATTCTTGAATACTATGCTAGGTAAATGAAGAACATAGAATGGTCAGCATATATACTGCTACCTTCTAACCGTCTTCAGAAGGTGGAATTTTATTGCGAATCTAATCTAAGACAGGACGCAGAGAATAGATGTAAGTCTATCTTTGGTGTTACTGATGTCAGACAACTAAGGAGGACATGGAATGACTAAAGAATATGATGACTCTAATTGGAGAGAGGAATACAAAGGGTATACCTCATCTAGATATGAGTTAGATCTACTTGAAAATGGTCCCAGAAGTCTATCCCAGAGTTGGATGATGGGTGCACTACATAACAAGTGGAAGAAAATGAAGGGTTATAAAGACCCAGAGCCACCAGATTGTCAATCATCATTATCGGAGTCGTTAAAAAAATGGGGTTAAGTGTATTCAATACTGAGAAGGTAGACACTACCAAGCAACCAATGTTCTTTGGGAAACCACTGGGCATGCAGAGGTATGATGAATACAAGTACCCTGACTTCGACAAACTAACTCAGACACAACTGGGTTACTTCTGGAGACCTGAAGAGGTGTCACTCCAGAAAGATAGAGCTGATTACAAGACTCTATCTGATCAACAAAAACATATCTATACTTCAAATCTGAAGTATCAAATACTCCTAGACTCTGTGCAAGGACGTGGTCCTGGCATGGCATTTTCACCTTACTGTAGTCTTCCAGAGTTGGAAGGATGCATGGGTGTCTGGGAATTTATGGAGCAGATCCACTCTCGCTCTTACACTCACATAATAAAAAACATATACGCTGATCCTTCGGACGTGTTTGACAGCGTATTAGATGATGAAAAGATCATGGCACGGGCAGAGTCCGTGACCAAAGCTTACAATGATTTCATTGAGTATGCTGGTCAGTATGCTAGTGGTAACCTATGGGCTAAGGACTCTAGGTCATCACCATCACACCAGTGGACAATTAAAGATCTAAAACGATCATTATACAGAGCGATTTTAAATGTTAACATCTTAGAAGGCATACGTTTCTATGTCTCCTTTGCTTGCTCCTTTGCTTTTGGTGAGTTAAAACTCATGGAAGGTAGTGCTAAGATCATCTCACTCATAGCGAGAGATGAGTCACAGCACCTTGCACTTACTCAAAAAATAATATACAAGTGGAGGAAGGGTGATGATCCTGTGATGCAGGAGATTCATGAAGAAGAGAAAGAGAATGTTATCAGTATGTTTAAGGCAGCAGTGGAAGAAGAGAAGGACTGGGCTAACTACCTATTCTCTCAAGGTCCAATGATAGGTCTTAATGAGAAATTACTCTCACAATATGTTGAGTGGATTGCTAATAGAAGAATGAAAGCAATAGGTATTAATCCTATCTACGATATACCAGCCAAGACTAATCCGTTACCTTGGACACAGCACTGGCTAAATAGTAAAGGTCAGCAAAATGCTCCTCAAGAAACTGAGATTGAGTCTTATATCGTTGGAGGGATTAAACAAGATGTCGAATCTGATACCTTTAGTGGATTTAAGCTCTAACCTATGGCGAAGGGTTAGGGATAGATGGAATAGAAAATTGAATGAGAAAAACAAGTCAGGACAGAGCGATTGGCTCGCTGAGAGACCAGAGAACTGGTATAAAGGACCACTTATCTTTCCTGCGTTCCCTGAAGAGGGAGTTGAAAAGGAAACCCCACAATCTGATAGGAGAGAAGCGGTTGGATCACTTGAAGAGTGGTCAGATTAAAAAGTGTAACAAGAATAACAAAAAAACTTGATAAATAGATGTGAGTATGCTAACATACTCATACGTTCATCCCAAAAGGGACGCAAGTAAGCCGACACGGAACGGAATCGTTCATCCCATGTTTCATCTAGCAGTTATCGCAACTACCTTTACTTGTATTGAAGCTCAGACTCTTTTAGATAAGATGAATGAGTTTAAGATAGAAGAAGAGACACGAGCTGAGATGATCAGCGTAGTGATAGAGGAAACACCTCATTGTTGGGACGCAAAAGACGACTGAAGGAACGGGGTCTTATCCACCCTATCCAGAGGAAAATCCAATGGCAAAAGTAACTTACCGTGGTGTCGAGTATGACACTGACAGAGTAACTCCTTCTAACAAGAAGGAAGTATCCCTCACATACAGAGGGGTCAAGACAGTTAAGCAGTTATCATCTGTTTAACACCTTAATAAATAGTGGGGACTAACGTCCCCATTTTTTATGAAAAAATTTGAAGTAACATATCGTCTGCCCACTACTGGTACCAAGTACCATAAGACTATAGTTGAGGCAGACAATCAAGTGTTCGCTAATAAAATATTTGATGCACAGATACCAAGTGCAAACCGTTGTGGTAACGCAAGGGAGCTTCATAACCAATGAGTAAGATAGATACACAAGGCATGTCAGGGCCTGTTGACCCAAACTATAAGGGTAGGTTGACACCACAGAAACATAAGCCTATGATGGTTGTGCCTCGGAGGTTATTCACCCCTGAGTATGTAAAGGAGTTAAAGATCCTACTAAACGAAGTGCTAGATGAACGTGAAGGTAAGATGAATTACATATCTTATTTTGACTACGAAAAGTTTGCACATCGTATCAATGAACCCGAACCTGAATATCGCAGGGACTAAATACCACTAAGGAGTCCACCATTATGGACTGGGATTTAGAGTTAAAAGTAAATCAACTGGAGCATATGTTAACAGTCTACCAAGATCACATCGAGGAACTAGAAGCAGAAGCGAAAGCATATCAGGAGGAGATACTCTTCTTGAAAAAGCAACTTGAATATAAAACTCTAGGGAAACCAAACTATGACGACTTCAAAGCGTAAACGCATAGGCGTTATGTGCTCAGGCAAGGGCACCAACTTTGAAAATATTGTATTGACATGTAACAAGCACGAAGTAGTGCTGATGATACATGATAAGAAAGAGTGCGGAGCACAGAAAAGAGCAGCAAAGTATGGGATCCCACACGTAAGAGTTAAGCACACTAATGAAGATGAAATGGTTCATCTCTTTCGTGCGTGGAATGTAGATCTAATAGTATTAGCAGGGTATATGAGAATCCTGAAGAACCCTTCAGCATTTCATTGCCCTATTATTAATGTACACCCATCCCTACTACCAAAGTATAAAGGATTACATGCAGTTGAACAAGCCCTAGATAGTGGTGACACGGTAACAGGATGCACAGTTCATTATGTGAATGAAGAGTTGGATGGTGGAGAGATAATACTACAGAGGGAAGTGCCTATACTACCTGACGATAGTGTCGAGACATTAACCAGACGCATTCAATTGATGGAGTATGCTATACTACCTAAAGTAATAGATGATTATGAGACCCCAATCAGCCAAAGCGAAAGGAAGACTCTTTCAGCAGTGGGTGCGAGACATGCTTATAGAGGAGAGGAATATTCATCCAGAGGACATCGAGAGCAGATCGATGGGGGCGGGTGGAGAAGACTTGATTATGGCTCGTGACGCTAGACAAAAGTTTCCTTTTAGTATAGAATGTAAGAATCAAGAGAAGCTTAATGTCTATGATGCTTACGCACAAGCATGTGCTAACTCAGGAGACCATGAGCCTATCTTATTCATGAAGAAGAATCGTAAGAAACCACTAGTAGTTTTAGATGCAGAATGGTTCATTAAAAATTGTAGATGATCTACTAGGTAAATCCCATATGACTGGGTTGTATGTACAAGCATGCACTCTACCATATACTCTTAGTGGTAGAAACATAGAAGATGTACAGAATATACAGGACTCTAAACCTATATGCTATGTTGATGAGCATTGGTTGGAGTCCTATTTCTTTACTGATGAGGTAGTAGAATACCTAGATGGTGAGGTACCTCATAATATAGAGAGAGCCTACATCAACATGGGCATACATAGTGAAACACCTCGTGTCCATACTGATAGTGGTAGCAAGGGTGACAAAACTCTGCTATACTATATCAATGAGGAATGGAATAACGATTGGGGTGGTGAAACAATTTTTATGTCTCCTAACTGTAAGGATATAGAACACATAACACCATTTGTTCCTGGTAGAATTATTGTATTTGATTCCACCACACCACATGCAGCAAGACAACAGTCATTCGCTGGTCCCAAGTATAGATTTACATTAGCAATAAAATTCAGAGCATGAGTGTATACACAATGTTCTCAGTGCCAATCATTCATTATGAGATTGAAAACTGGGCAGAAAATAAACAGAAGATAATGGCTGCTCTACCTGACCATAAGAAGGAGCACTATGAGATCAGTGATGATAGTATCACAGGTCTATACACAGATTTTTATAAGAATGCAGAGGTGGGTAACGATAGTTTACCTGACTATGCACCAGTAGTAATTGATGCTATCAAACCATATCTTCAGGACTTTACTGACCAGAGGAGAGTAGAGTTTACTGACATGTGGTACCAAACAGAGGAGTATGGATCCTCACATGGTCTACACAATCATGGACACAGTGGATGGTCGTCAGTAATATATGTTGATTACAATCCTCAGATACATACTCCAACACAATTCTTCTCACCATTTAATAACCCTTGGAATGGTAACTTAGAAATGTATCAACCACCAGTTAAGGAGGGTGACATGGTAATCTTCCCTTCAACTATTGCACATGAAGCACTACCTAATGCTTCACGAGTTCCTAGGACTGTCATATCATATAATTTAAGAGGACATACTGATGTAGTTAAGTATCAGTTGTGGCAAGGTGATCCTATTGTCAGGAAACTTATAGACAAACGTTATGGTGATGGTATGCAGCCATGAGTGAGAATAATATACAGACTGATGGAGATATCACCATCTATAAGGGTAGGATGGCATCTAAAAGGACTGATTTTATTTGGGGTAGAGAGATAGACCCTGATATATGTGATGCTCTTATGGATTTCTGGGACAACCAGAGATTCTTACCTGTTACACCAGGACAGGTGTATGATGCTGGTGATATAGCAGTCAACAAAGAGTTTAAAGACTCTATGGATGTCCATATACCCCACCAGATAGGAATGCCTATGGTACAGGATTATATACAGGCATTACAGGGGGTGCTTAATGATTACATTGAGACCTTCCCTTTCTGTGAGACATCTAGGTTTCAAATTGTTGAACCTATGAGTCTCCAATGCTATCCTGTAGGTGGTGGGTTTAAACAGTGGCATACTGAGAGACTCAGTGCTTTACCTGGTAATGCACACAGACACCTAGTCTTTATGACATACCTTAACGATGTCCCTGACGGTGGGACTGAATGGTATCATCAAGACCTTTACATTCCAGCAAAGAAGGGTTATACTGTGATCTGGCCCGCAGATTGGACTCACTTCCATCGTGGGAGGGTCAGTCATACATCTGAGAAGCAGATCATTACTGGATGGTTCTCCTTCATATGAGTGACAACCAGTACCCCTACTTACTACAACAGTATCGAATGGCACTAAAGGATCAGGGAGCAATCCCAAAGGAAACTCAGGATGAGTTGTGGAATCGAGCACTCGATATCTTTATTGAGTCCGTCCATAAACCAGATGATTCACTACGCTCTTGTGCACACAACCAAAAGTGCTACAATGAATTGATGTGGATCAGAGATGACATCATTGAACACTTAAACACACTACGGAGAAACAAATGACTTGCGGATTACATGGAAAATTAGAGACTGCTATCACAGCAGCAAAGGAAGCACTTACAGCAGCATTAGATGGTGACTTTGAGGAGAATGTCCTAGAAGATATTCTTGCAGCATATAGTAACCTTAAGTCTGTAGGTGGAAGAGTAAAGCATACTGATACAGGAATAACATTCACACCTGACCCTACGTTAGGAGATGCACTCACATTTAATGATGATATCCAGATAGATACCAGTGACATCGGTGCTGCTGGTGTAGTGACATTCGGTGCAGACTACGGTGCTGGACTGGGATCTGACGTGATAACTTTTCCTGATGACATGAATAACGATGTCTAATTGGGGGTAACCCCACCATAGGGGCTTGACAGAAATTTAACCTTTGCTATATAATTATGTAACGTTACTTAACATAAGTTAACACACATGACACAATCAGTAGCAAGACGTAACACAG